AATTATTAAAACTTGCTGAAAGAAGAAAGGCGATGGTAAAGAATGAAATAGATCGCCTCTCTACAATGGACGAAATCAAGTGCCGTATCTTAGGAATTTCAGAGGACGAGGTGTTAAATGGCTGAAACATGTAAAATATGTCAAAAAGCTTATGAGGTAGATGCAGACTTTAATCGTCATCTCAAAGCTCACAAACTAAGAGTAATAGAATACTATCAACAGCATCATCCTCGCTATGATGCTTTCGATAACTCCATAATTATTTACAAGAATAAAGAGCAGTACTTTAATACTGACTTCAACAATAAAAATAATCTAAAAAATTGGCTCAAAGCTCAGTCACTAGAGAAACAGAAAGAGTACTGCAAAGACTTTCTAATCAAGAGAAAAGAAAAGAAAGGTCTAGAATATACTCCATCTCAAGTTGAGCTTCGCAGCGTCTTAAGCCCGAGCGTTATTTACTTACAAGAAATTTTTGGTGATTATTATCAGTTCGCTGGAGATCTTGGATTTAAAAATAAATACATATACCCAGAGAGTTTAGATAATTTAGCACCATTACAAACCAAAGGGTCAATCATTTACATTGATACCCGAGAGCAGAAGCCGTTTATATTTAATATGGCATCTGAAGTTCGTACTCTTAAGTTTGGAGACTATGGATTTAGCCATCCGAGTTATGATGGCAAGCTTTACTTTGAGAGAAAGTCTATTTCTGATTTCATTGGAACACTAAGCGCCGGTTACGAAAGGTTTTGTCGAGAGATTGAGAAAGCCAGCGAAGCCAAAGCTAACATGGTTATCATTGTAGAAGAGAGTTTAAGTAATGCTCTGTCTTTTAATTATCTTCCTCATGTATATAAGAAGGCTACAAAGGTAAACCCTGAGTTCATATTCCATAATGTCAGAGAGTTAATTCAGAAATATCCCCATGTGCAATTCTTATTTGCAAAAGGGCGCAAAGAGTCCGTTCGCATTATTGAAAAGATGTTCTCTACTGATGAGAACTTCTTTAAATACGATCTCCAGCTTTGCTACGACCTAAAAATGCTATAATATGTGGTATACCCCAGAGAAATATAATAGAATAATCCCAAATCTAAATGATGAATATTCTAGACTAAAAGATACTCTTGAAGATAAGGAAGCTAAGATAACTTTAGCTAAGTTTTTGCGTTCAAATATAGGGATAACTACAGAGCTAATTTCTGGTATAAAATTATGGCCTTATCAAGAGATTGTAATTAAAGGAATGTTGAACCGAAACTTCTGCATGAACGTGTGGGGTCGCGGTGCTTCTAAATCTTTCTCTGCTGCGGTGTTTTGTTTCTTACAATGCATCTTTGAACCTAAGAGTAAAATCTTAATTGCTGGTCCAACCTTCAGAACAGCAAGAAGCATCTTCAATTCAATAGAAAAGATTACCGAATCTAAAGGTGCAGACCTTTTGATGCAAGCATTTGGCGCAAAGTCAAAGCGTAATGATGAATACGACTGGTCAATTAACGAAGGTTCAATAAAAGCTATTCCTCTAAGCGGCGAAAAGATTCGCGGTTTCCGCGCTAATGTTCTTGTGCTAGACGAATTCTTGTTATTGCCAGAAGATATCATCAAAAATGTATTAATGCCCTTCTTGATTGTTCCTCAAGACATTAAAGAACGTATTAGTATTCGCGAACAAGAGAATGAATTAATTGCTCAAGGCGCAATGACTGAAGCTGACCGCATGGAGTTCAAGAACACTTCTAAAATGATTGCTCTTTCCTCTGCTTCTTATACTTTTGAAAATCTTTATAAAACTTATAAAGAGTGGTGCGACAACATTTATTCAAAAGAGCCAACAAGTGCTACTTATTTTGTTTCTCAATTAAGTTATGAGTCTCTTCCTCCAGAGATGATAGATTCTTCAATTACAGAAGAGGCGCAAAACGGTGGATCTTCTCACGCTTCTTTCTTGAGAGAGTATTGCGCTCAATTTACTGATGGTAGCGACTCTTACTTCAGTATGAAGAAGATGGAAGAATGTACTCTTAAGTTTGAAGAGAGACCTCACTCCCAAATTAGAGGAGATAGCGGTAAGCAATATATCTTAGCAATGGACCCCAACATGAGCGACAGTCCAAATGCTGACTATTTTGCAATGGCTATTTTGGAAATAGACAGAGAAAATAAGAATGACGTTCTTGTTCATGCGTATGCAGGTCTGGGAAGTTTAAATACTCACATTAAATACTTTCATTACTTAATGACTAGCTTTAATATTGTTTATATCATATGTGATAATGCTGGTGCTGATATTTTCTTCAACACTTATAATGAATCTCAGTTTGTAAATTCAGAATCTGAGAAGATTAAGTTTATTGACTTCGATTCCGATCTTGAAGGTATTGAATACACAAAGATGGTTCAGAAAGCCAAGAGTCAATATAACCTTGAGAATAAACAAATAGCAGTAACTCAAGTGTTCACTACTACCTTCATTAGAAGAGGTAATGAAAATCTACAAGCGGCAATTGACTATAAGAAAATCTGGTTTGCTTCAAAGACGGTAGCCAACGAAACCTTCTTTAATGAAGAAATAAATAAAAGAATACCAGAAGAAATAATCTTCGTAGAAGAAAGTAAAGACTGGAACAAGTTAGATCTAATTGAACACCAAGATTTGCTTGTTTATAACACTAAGAAGCAATGCTCACTAGTTGAGTTTACTACTAGTAGCCGTGGGTCTGTTAATTTCGACCTTCCTCAACACTTAAAACGCTCTAATTCCCCTAATAGAGCAAGAAAAGATAATTATACTGCTTTAATGTTAGCTAAATGGGGTTCCAAATGCTATAATGACATTATGACTACTGAAAATAAAATAGTAGCTGCGGGATTTACACCAATTTTAATTTAAAATGTGTAATTAATTATTAGGCTTATGGCAAAGGTTAAAAAAGACAAAGTTGCGGAAAATTCTTTCGCCCCAATGATGGTAGAAGGCTCTACTCCTGCTCATGGCGGAGTAGCAAGCAGAGTTACCGAAACGAGGAGCCGCAGAAACGCCGCATCAACCATTGAGAGAACAGATCGTTTTCGCAATATTGATGACGGTATGGTGCCATTTAATTATGCCACTGGTTATAATTATAACAAATCAAATATTGATGTCCGAGATACAGTAATCCTTTGCCAAAAAGCCTACTATAACTTTGGTTTGTTTAGAAATACTATTGACCTAATGTCAGAACTCTCTTGTGGTAATATTCATTTAAAAGGTGGAAATAAAAGCGCAAGAGATTTCTTCCAAGCCTTATTTAATAAGATAAATATTACTGCTCTTCAAGACAAGTTCTTTAGAGAGTATTATCGTTCTGGTAATGTTTTCATTTATAGATACGACACTACCATTAGAGAAGAGGATGTGTCTAAAATTAGCCAAGTTTTCGGTTCTCAAGCTTTGGCGGCAAGAGTTTCTTTACCTGCTAGATACATAATCATTAATCCAGCAGACGTTCAGGTTAATGGCAATTTGTCTTTTAACAGAGGACAGTATTATAAGGTTCTAACTGACTACGAGCTTGAGCAAATTAGAAATCCAAGAACAGAAGAAGACAAAGAGATACTAGATTCTCTTGATCCGTTAGTTAAAGAGCAAGTTCTAAAAGGAAAAGCTACGGCAGTTTTGCTCCATTTAGACACAAAGAAGTTCTACGCCGTATTCTACAAGAAACAAGATTACGAACCCTTCGCTGTACCAATGGGTTTTCCTGTTCTTGAAGATATTAGCGCAAAAATAGAAATGCGCCGTATGGACATGGCTCTTACAAGGACAATTCAGCAAGTAATCCTTCTTGTCACAATGGGCGCAGAGCCAGATAAAGGTGGAGTAAACCAAGAGAACTTAAAGACGATGCAAACTCTTTTTGCTAATCAGTCTATTGGTAGAGTTCTTATCGCTGACTATACTACAAAAGCTGAATTCGTCATTCCTCAAATTGCTGATATCTTAGATCCAAAGAAATACGAGATCATCGATAAAGATATTAATATTGGCTTAAATAATATCCTTGTTAGTAACGAAAAATTCGCTAATGCTAGTACAAAAGTATCTCTATTAGGACAGAAATTATTACAGGCTCGTCAAGCTTTTATTACTGACTTCTTGTTGCCAGAAGTTAAGAGAATTTCTAAAGAAATAGGGTTCAAAGTATTCCCAACTCCATTCTTTGAAGATATGGATCTTAAGAGTGATCAAAATCTTAACAGAATTTACACTCGCCTTATTGAACTTGGAGTTCTTACTCCTGAAGAAGGTCTTAAAGCTATTGAAACTGGAGTATTGCCTACTCCAGATGAGTCAGTGCAATCTCAAACTACTTTTGTTGACTTAAAAGATAAAGGATATTATCAGCCTTTAATCGGCGGACCAAAAATGGATGCAGCCGGTAGACCAGCAGGAAGCACAGGCATCAAGCAAACTACAAAAAATGTAAAGCCAATCGGCACTTCTTCTAAAGCTAATTACAGTGTCATGAAATTAAAAGACATTGTAGAAGCTACAAGCAAGTTAGGAGTAGAAGTAGAGGGTTTCTTAAAGAAAAAACATAAACTTAAGAAATTAAACGAAAGACAAAAAGAAGTAGTCCTTGATATTACTAAAGTTATTGTCGCAAACGAAGATCAATCTAATTGGGTCTCCAAAATAGGAGAATATATTGAAACTCCTGTAGACAAAAACCCAAAGAGAATAGAAGAGATCCATAATATTGCTTGCGAGCATCAAGTTGATTCTTACATGGCTAGTTTACTCTATCATAGCAAAATCTAATGGCTACAAACAGAGTAATATATAATAACGAATTGTTATTCGTTGGACCTGCTCCAGCGAGTGGCTATTTTTTCTCTGACCCTAACGGCAACCTGCTCAGAACTGGGGTTTATAATTTAATTCAACCCCTTAAAAGAATTAATCAATTTAGTTATCAGATAAATACTCAATCTTCTAGGTTCTCAGAGATAGGAAATGCTTCTACTATTTATGATTATACTTTAAATCCTCCTGATATTAGTCTTAGCTTCAATTACAACATTAAAGATTTACGAAACGAAGCTAGAATGGGCTTCTATGTTGATCTTGGGCCTCCTAATTTAGATCAATTTGATGGTGGGCAAGTTTTTCCTAGTGGTAATTTGTTATCTGGGTTTTCTTTTGGAGACCAGAACTATTCATTCAATTCTGATTTAACTCAAGCCACAAACAATACATTTAAGTATCCTTTTAAATACAGAGATCAGCGCAATTTATTTTTAACAATTACTCCTAATAATACAGACGCAATTGGTAGTAGTATTTCTGGGTTTCCAGTCTTAGCTTTCGGTAATTGTTATATCACTTCTTATGGAGTTCAGGCTCAAGTTAACGACTTCCCTAAAGCTACAGTAAATTATACAGCACATAATGTGTTATATTACTCTTCTGGAATAAACGTAGTTTCTCCTTATTTAGAACCGAAGAGCGGAACATTAAATACCGGCATAACGTTTAATATTCCAAATTATAATACAGCTTTTGAGGAAACTGGAAATGCAATTTCTGTTTTGCTCCCCGGCGACATCGTGATTGACATTTATGATGTTAATTCAACATCTAAAAACAAGTCTAATCTAATAATCCAAGATGCCGCTATACAAAGTTTTAATTTTAACATCCCTTTAGAAAGAGAACCATTAAAAACATTGGGCTATGTTTACCCAGTAGATCGCCAAATAAACACTCCAATTACTGTAGAAGGCTCTTTCTCTACAATATATAGAAACTTAAACTATTCAGGAAATCTTTTATCAGATATAAAATCAGAATCTAAATACGACATCTCAATTAAGATGAATAAGAGTTCCGAAACTATTATTCGCTACGATATTAGAGGAGCTAAATTTAAAGACCTATCTTATGACTCTTCAATCGGTTCAAATACTGTTTTAGATTTTAGTTTTTACTGTGATATGGACATGAATTCTTATCCTCATCCTAATGGTTTATTTATGAGCGGATTGTTAAAAGGATTAAGTTACACAAACTTTAATACAAATGGGCCATTATAATTTCCTTAATTACTAATTTTTAGTGTATAAATAATAAGCTGCAAATTATGAATCTACAAGGTTTAGAAATTGAAATTATAGAATCAAAGAGGTCTGGGCCTAAAAGCTCTGCTCAGACCCCTGCTAAACCTTCTGAAAGACGCAGCGGTTCTTCTAAAAATCCTTCTGGCAGCGCAGGAACAAAAAGCGATAAAGCAATAGAGTTTTCTGCTAAAGTAGTTGAAGCTTTAAAGTCTAAAGTTAGAGAGCATAACAGTAAATACTCTAAGAAAGTAAGCTTAAGTCAATTAAAGAAAGTTTATCGTAGAGGCGCTGGAGCTTTTAGTTCTAGTCATAGACCCGGAAAGACAAGAGGGCAATGGGCAATGGCCCGTGTAAACACTTTCTTAAGAATGATGGCTGGTAAAACTGTTAAAGATGCTTATCGCAAAGCTGATAGTGATATAGCTAGAGCTTCAGAAATTGATGTTACAGGTTCTTGGGAACCAAATGATAGCGATTTTTCTCAAGCGGATAACGATATTCAAGACTATAATCTTGATTATGATTTTGAAGATGAGAATGATTTATACTTGGATACAGAACAAGAAAAAGCAAACTGGCTAGAATATATTTAATATGAAAACCAAAGAACTAGAAATCGATATCTCCTCTAATATTATCGCCGCAGACAAAGAAAAGAAAACATTAAATAAGCCATTCAGGACTCCTAATGGGCCTAAAAAGTTTTCTGTTTATGTCAAAAATGAAAAAGGAAACGTCGTAAAGGTTAACTTTGGTGATCCTAATATGGAGATCAAGAGAGATGATCCTGCTAGAAGAAAAAGTTTTAGAGCAAGACATGGCTGCGACAAAAACCCCGGACCGAAATGGAAGGCTAAATACTGGTCATGCTATCAATGGAGGGCAGGTTCTCCAGTTAAAGCTTCAGAAGGGGTCTTTAGTTTAGAAACAGAAGCTGGAAAAGGTCTTTGGCACAATATTCAAAAGAAGAAAGATCGTCTCGGCAAGAACTACAAGCCAGCAAAGCCCGGAGAAAAAGACTATCCAAAGCAAGACGCTTTAAAGAAAGCTCAAGCTAATGAAGAAGAGTGGGATGGTTTTACTCTTTGGGATCAAAGTGAACTCTTAAAAATTTGGCCTGATTTATCAAAAGCTGAAGAAATGATGGAACCTGAAGATGAGATGGAATCCGAAGAGAGTGAAATGGAAGAGTACAAGAATGAATATTTAGAAATGTCAGTTGGCTCTTTAAATTCTATTAAAACTCATGCGGAAAACATTCTTAATGCTTTAAATGATGAAAAGGTTAAAGAAAATTTAACTGAGTCGTTCTTACAAGGCAAGATTGCTATTACTGAAGATTACATGGTAATGATTCATAACTATGTAATGTTTGCCGAAGAGTCTGACGCTAATTATATGAGTTCTGAACCAATGTTTATGGTTGGTCAGAAGGTTCGAAATGTAAATAAGAACTGTTATCATTATGGCAGCGAAGGAATTGTAAAAGAAATCAAAGACTTACCAAATCAAATGGGTAAAGTTATTTCATATGAAGTAACTAACGAAGGCCCAACTTATAAAAAAGGAGAAGTTCTAACAAAAACAATGGACCAACTCTCTCGCGCTCAAGCCTATGCTTCTTACGAAGAAGAGGAAGAGTACAAGTCAATGTGCGAAACAGAAGGTCAAAATTTCAAAGACTTCCTTCAAAAATGCATACCCTCTCAACAGGGAACTGACAAAGAAAAATTCCAAACTTGCTTGTTACAGTACAAGAAAAATAAATAACATCTAAAACAATGAAATCTTTTATTCAAAATGGTATTGCGTCCGTACCAACAACAACTGTTAATTTTACAACAACAGGTGTTTTGATTCAGCCACCCAATAATGGTAATTCAAGAATTTTCATTACTGATATAAGCACTCAAGCTAATCTTACTTTGGCAAATGCTAGTGCTACAGCAAGTGGAAGTATATTTGCTTATGTAGCTCAAGGGAATTGTAACTATTCTGCTCCTTTGAGAGTTCCAGATAGTTCTGGAATAGCTATTGCAACCGCAACCGTAGGTAGTATTACATATTTTCTAGAATAATATGAAATTTGAATTCTCTACAACATTTAGTTCTTCAATCAGGCCATTAGTCTCTGAAGAAAAAGACAAGTATCTATCATTAGCCAGTCTAATTGATGTAGGGAATTTTATTCCTGAAGTTAATGCTGAGTCTAATATGGATCTTTTGCCAATTGCTTTTAATGCTTGTGTCGTAAATCGTGTTAATAAAAATGGTGATGTAATTGATTCATCTATTGCTACTGAAGTATATAAAAACTTCATTAACAAGCCTATTAATATTGAACACAATCGCGCTAATGTAGTTGGTGTTATTTTATCAGCAGGATTTTCTGAGTTTGGGACCGATGTTCCCCTTACTGAAGAACAAGTCAAAGATAAAAAAGAACCATACAATATCACTCTTGGCGGCGTTGTTTGGAAAATTGTTAATAAAGATCTTGCCAATACAATCGAAGAATCTAATGATCCTACTTCTAATAACTACATGAAGGTTAGTGCTTCTTGGGAATTGGGTTATAATGATTTTGAAGTAGCCGTTCTAGAAGGAAGCGAAAAGAATATCGAAAATGCTACTATCATTTCAGACAAAGAAGAGATCGAAAAGATTAAAGGAAAACTAACCGGATTTGGTGGCAGCGGAAGACTCAATGAAAACCAATTAATTTACCGTAAAATTAAAGGTCGAGTTCTTCCTCTTGGAGTTGGACTAACTGCTAATCCTGCTGCTGATGTAGTTGGTGTTAGTGTTAAAAAACCAGAATCCGAAGAAATAGTAGAGCAAAAAGCAGAAGAAATTTCACAAACATTAGAATCTAATGTAATTATCGAAAGAAAGAATATGAAAATATCTGAAGTATCTCAAATTACTGACGAGTTGCTCAAAGAAGCAACCGCTTCTTCTATCAGAGATTTTATTGGAGAGCAACTAAAAGAGGCTTCCGAGAAATTCGCTGCTGAACAAAAAGCTAAAGAAGACGCAATCAAGAACGCCGAAGAGAAGTTCGCTAGTCTCTCTTCTGATTCTGAAAACCTAAAGAAAGAACTTGAGGCTCTCAAGCAATCTTTAGAAACCTTACAGCAAGAAAAAGCTTCTAAGGAGAAGCAAGAACTATTCTCTTCCAGAATGGCTGGACTAGATGAAGAGTTCGATCTTGATACCGAAGATAGGGAAGTAATTGCTAACGATATCAGAGATTTGGATGAAGATTCTTTCGCCGCCTACAAGAAAAAGATGGGCGTTTTAATGAAGGAGAAGAACAAGTCTTATAAAGCCTCAAAGATGCCAAAAGAAGAGAAGAAAGAGACTATGGCTACTGAGATTCAAGAGACTGTTGCTTCTACCGAAAATGCTACTGTCGTTGATGACGCTATTAGCAACGGAACTCAGCAAAATGATGTAATCACTGCTGGCGTTGTTAATCCTTCAAAGACTTTAAAGCAAAAATATCAATCAGCTTTTAATGACGAAGGCTTCGTTATTACAAAATAAACAAAACAAATAAATAATAGGAAAACACTATGGCATATTCATCTACTAAAAGATTAATTAAACCATTTCGCGGTTATGGTGAGCATGAAGTTATTAACATGTTCGCTTTCGATCTCGAAACTGTAAACAAGGGAACTTTCGTTAAAGTTCTCGGCAATGGTTGGAAAAACACTGATGACTCTCTAAATATTACTTCTGCTACTTCTGTTGGAGCTTCATACAGCAATGTTGTATCTGATCGCTATTCTACTACCGCTCGCGTCACTACCGCTGGTACTGGCGATGCTAATAAGGTTGTTGGAATGCTTCTTAACGACGTTCGTGAAACAGACGAAAACGGCGAGAAGCTAATCTTCAATCCTCGTAAGGCTGCTGAATTGAGTGCAGTTGTCTCTGGACAAACTGTTCCTATTCTCAAGCGTGGTATTGTATTGGCTTACGCTACTGGTGCTTCTGCCGGTAACGCTGCTTATATTAATACTGTCGGCGAGTTGGAGTCAAATGCTGCTATCCACGGTTCTTACGTCAAAGTTGGAACTTATCTAGGTTCTGCTGATGATGATGGTTACGCATTACTAAACCTCGACCTATAATATAACCAACAACCTAACTAACTAATTATAATATAATATGAGACTTAAATTAAAAAATACGCCAGAACAAGTAGAGCTAATCAAAAAGGTTGGTTCTCGCAATGTTGTTGAGTCCGCTGAAGCTATGGAAGCTTTGGCCGCTTTCGTCGGACCAGTAATTCAAAAGGTCCTCGCTCAAGCTGGTACTGCCAGCATGATTTATAGAGACATGGAGTATAACGAAGACGATAGTCCTTCTTATCCTCTTGACCTCTATTACAACGAGGCTGCTGGTCTAGTTTCCGTCTGGTCACAAAATGTTGCTGGTGGTCTACCCACTAACTACATGGATCAACCAGTTCAAGAGTTGAAGATTGCTACTTATCGTCTTGACTCTGCCGTTTCTTTCAATAAGAAGTACGCCCGTAAAGCTCGTCTCGACGTAGTTAGCGGAGCTTTGGATCGTATGGCTCAAGAGGTTCTTGTTAAGCAAGAGCGCAATGCTTGGGCTGTTATTCTAAAGGCTCTTGGTGCTGCTGCTACCAAGGATGGCCGTTCAGTTTCTTACTCCGCTTCTGGTGCCCTTAAGCATCTTATTGCTCCAACTGGTGGTGCAAGAGCTTTCGATATGGCATGTTTGAATGACTTGATTCTCCGCTTTAAGAGAATTAACGTTTCATTCGCTGGTGGTACTCCTTCTGATGCTTCTGCTCGCGGATTGACCGATCTCTTTATTAGCCCTGAAATCAAGGCTAAGATTCGTTCTTTCTCATTTAATCCTCTCTTCGCAACTTCTGGTACTACTCAAACTCAATTGTCTGAAGATGTTCGCACTGAGATTTATAGAGGCGGCGGAATGGAGAGCTTGTTCGGTATTAATATTATCGAACTCGTTGAACTCGGTAAGAATCAAAAGTATAACACTCTATTTGATTCATTTGACGTAACCACTTATCCTGACATCAACGGTGCTAACGCCATTACATTCGCCACTGCTTCTCATGACCTCTCAATTGGTCTTGACTTGAGCCGTGATGCATTTATCCGCCCAGTCGCTACAAACGCTGAGAGCGGTGGACAACTCAGCGTTCTACCTGATGATCAATTCATCTCTCGCGCAGAGAAGACTGGCTTCTATGGCTTCCTAGAGGAAGGCCGTATCTGCGTTGATGCTCGCGCAATTGGTGGTATCATCACCAACTAATTAAAAAATTCTTTAGTTTTAACCCCGGAGGCAACCCTCCGGGGTTTTTTATTTTATATTTTTGTTTATATACATTAGTATATGGTATGGCTAAAAAGAAGAAGCAAAATTTAGAAGAACTAAGCCAGACTCATGCCAAGATCGAA